CGGGGCTTCTTCCGACCTCCTGTTTGAAATGTTCGGGAGTGGAGGACACGGCATAAGTTACGACGGCTCAATGGAGCCTAGCGGGGAAGTGTTCGTTTATCCTGAGAATTACCAGGGAATAGCGCATAACTACAACGCTGGAATCAACTTCTCGTGCGCGGTTCAGTGCTCATGGCCGTTCAGCTCGTACAAGAACTGGGCCAGCCAGAACACCCTGTCCAATGCGCTTACCTTCGGAATCAACGCGGCCATGATGGTGCTCCCCGCAGCAAAGGGAGTGGGAACTGCGGCCAAATCTCTGGGCGCTGGTGCACGTTGGCTTGCGAAGAGAGGAGGACAGGCCAACGCCGACAAGGTGGCGGCTGCAACTGCCCGCACTGCGGCTAGAAGGGGAGTTTCCGCAGCATCTGAGGGTGTGGGAGGGCTTTCCATGGCAGCAGGTGCCTACGGTATGGCAAACCAGGTTGGCGAATGGGACAGGATGATGAGACAGCCCGATACTGTGCGGGGAAGCGCCAGCGGCAACGGAATATACAGCACGGGCAAGATGGGCTTTAATGTGGACGTGGTGGCTGTAACCTCCGAGTACGCGCAGATAGCCGATGAGTTCATGTCTATGTACGGCTACCAGGTCGATTTGGTCAAGGTGCCCAACTTCCACTCCCGCTCCACCTGGAACTACGTAAAGACCTCGAACGCGTGTATGAGGGGTTCGGTTCCGTCGGAGGACATGGCCGCGATCAACTCCATCCTTGACAGTGGAATTACCTTCTGGCATACTGGGGCCATCGGGAACTATTCGGCGAGCAACAGCATCATCTAGGAGGTACGATGTACACAGGTTTCTATATGCCTGACGGCGGGATACCTCCCGAGTCCGTCATCAACAACAAGAACGTTCATCAGGACGTAGAGCGAAACTGGATGAACAACGCTTCGTACCAGATGTACCTGTACCGATTGATGGACTATGCCATCTCCGTATTCGAGTGGCACGACCTGCCCGAGGGCGTGGACGAGCGCATGATGGAGTACTGGCTTCTCCAAAACGGAATGGTGGTGTTCTTCAAGGACGATATGCTGGCTGGAACTTCCGTTTCCGAAGAGGGCTACGCAGTGCTGCCCGCGATGATTAACGGGGAATGGAATATCTACAATTACCCAGTAGACCGCCGAGCCTATGCCACTGATGGCTACAACAAGGAGCTTACGGATGAGGACAGCGTCCTGATCTTCAACGACTACCTGCGAGTCCCAATGATGCCGTCTCTCATGCTCTATGCAAAGCGGCTGGCCGAACTCGACCGTACAATCGATATCAACGTCATCAACCAGAAGGCACCTAAGATTCTTCGCGGAAACGAGCAGAACAAGCTGACGGCGCTGAACATGATGAAGCAGATCGAGGAAAACCGTCTGTGGCTGTGGACGTACAAGGATTCCCAGAACTTCGATATGGAAGTGCTGGACTTGACCGTTCCGTTCGTCGCCAAGGACTTGCAGACCGTCAAGCACCAGATTTGGAATGAAGCTCTCACCTATATCGGAGTTGAGAACGTCAACACAGAGAAGAAGGAGCGTCTCATCTCCGACGAGGTGTTATCAAATATGGGCGACGTGGAGGTTTCCCGCTTCACTCGCCTTAACGCGCGCGAACAGGCGTGTGACAAAATCAACGATCTGTTCGGGCTTGACGTTTCCGTCACGTTCCGCAGCGGTACTTACGTCAAGGCAGAGGGTTACGGCTCACAGCCCATTGCTGTCCAAGGCATGCAGAGCGGACAGGCTGGCAACGAGGGAGCTGGTTACCCTGAAGGTGACGAGGGCGGCGTGGTCGCCAAGATCAGGAAGGTTCTGGGGATTTAGATGAGCGAGTTCACCACACAGCTTCGCTGGCCCGTGGAGCAACTTCTGAAAGATCAGAAACTTCCGCCCACGGAGTCCAACTGGCCTAAAATCTACAATCGTTTAGGACTGGACGATTACCCTATCTTCGATGAGGGCCATCGCGAGGTTCTGAACAACAAGATCATCCGACACTACTTCATGCGCGAGATAGGGCTTGAGACGCTGGAGCTGTTCCGCTACTTCATGCGAATGAAGATGTGGGAGATCATGCCCTATTACAATCAGCTGTACAAGTCCGAGTTGATTGAGTTCGACCCTCTGTCCACGCGCGATATGAAGTGCGATGAGAAGTGGACGGTGGACAACACCGACGATTGGACGGTGGACAACACACGAGATCAAACGGACGATTGGACGCGTAAAGAGAATGGCACGGTCAACAGCGACACCACTACAGATGACCGCGAGGTGTTCCAGGACACGCCGATGAGCATGCTGGACAGCCCTGGAAGCAACCCTGTATCCAACTTGGAGTATGCGACTACTGTAACCTACGATCATGGGACTACTGGCACAGACCAGACTACTTCATCAACAGGAAGCGGCAAGAACACCGCCGACGAGAAGAAGAAGGAGACTGGCGACCGAGACAAGAACGAGGACGGCACTCGCGAGAAGCACGACTACGGCTACGACATTCCTGGAGCTGATATGCTCCAAAAGTACCGCGAGACGTTCTTGAATATCGATATGATGATAATCCGTGAACTTGCCGACCTGTTCATGGGTATCGGTTAGGAGGTGAGAATGTCCATTCCGCTTTTACAGAGGTACAGCCCTCTGCGCGTATTCTGCCAGACGGTACTTCCCGCGGTATATGATGATTCCATGTCTTACTACGAGGTGCTTTGCAAAGTAGTGGCCCGACTCAACGAGGATACGGGAGTCTGGAACACCCTTTTGGAGAGAATCAATCTCAATACGGAAGAAATCAACAAACTTAAGGATTTGTTCCAGGACTTCGTTGAATCGGGGTTCGATGACTACTACAAAGACCAAGTAGAGCAATGGATTACCAATAACCTGGAATATGTGTTCACTCATTTGGTGAAACAGGTGTTCTTCGGTTTGAACCAGGAAGGGTACTTCGTCGCTTACATTCCACAGTCGTGGGACGATATTATCTTCGATACTGGGTGGAACTTCGGTGAGGACACCTACGGCCGTTTGATCTTGCGTTGGGACGTTGACTCCGTGTATACTTCGAACCAGACTCCCGAGACGGTTTCCGAGAAGCCGCACGGAAGCCCGATTCAGACAGCGAACCTTCGTCCAGTTGTCGAAGGAGGTGAATAGGAGTGAACGAGATTGTTCAGGCAATTAGCACTGTGGGTTTTCCTATCGTCGCCTGTGGTGCTATGTTCTATTTCTATGACCGCACTATCAAAGACCTTACAATTACTCTCACTAAGGTCGACACTACTCTCGATGGAATTGCAAAGCGTCTTGACAGCATCGAGGATTTCGAGAAGAAGCAGGCAGAATAGGAAGGAGCCTTAAATGGCAGACAACGTTACGACCCCTCCCGCAGCTACCGACTACAGCGGAGTGCGCGAGTATGTCGGCGCGCGCTACGTACCTGTATTCGCCAACCCTGCGGAGTGGACGGACACCAGAGGATATGAACCGCTAACTATCGTACTGCACGAGGGGAACAGCTACACGTCCACGCAGTACGTGCCGACTGGCGTCGATATCAAGAACACCAAGTACTGGCTGCAGACGGGGAACTGGAATGCCCAGATCGAAGCGTACCGCGAAGAGGTTCTTCGCTTCGACGGGCGTATCACGCAGAACGCCGACGGCATTAAGGCGAATATGGCGGCCATCGCAGACGAGGCCACTGCCCGTGCAAATGCGGACACTGCTCTGCAACAGCTCATCGAGAGTGAGGAGACGGCGCGCAAGGCGGCGGACACGGAGCTTCATCAAAATTTGAGTGCTGAAATCGCCTCTGTGAAACGGCAGAACATTCTCTCCCTGTACAAGGGCAAAAACTGCGTATGGGTTGGAGATTCGTTCACTACTGGCGTAGGTGCAGACCCTAGAACCAAGCGCGTCTCAACGGTATTCTGCAATGCCATGGGCATGACCGAGTTCAATTACGGCGTCGGTGCAACGGGATGGATTTGGGGAACCACTTCCAATACCCCCTACATCACCCAGGTGCAGAATGCCTACGACGCTATGACTCAGGAACAGCGCGAGAATACGGCGATGGTTGTACTTCCTGGTACTTCAACCGACGTAAGCCATGGGTCTTCCTCGAAGCAAATCGGCGCTGCCGCGACCCTCTGCGCTAAAAAGGCCGGCGAGTTGTTCCCTAATGCTGTCATCTATGTTATCCCGATGATCTGGGATAAAGCGCTATTCACATATACTGCCTATGATACTACTGTAGAGATTTGCGACCAGATCAACAAGGCCGCTCTTCCACGAGTAAAAATGGACGAGGACAGCTATACGTGGCTGCTTGGCCGATATGAGTTCTACAGCAGCGACAATGTTCATCCTAACAATACTGGTTATGCTGTATGGGCCGCTAAAATGGTTAGTTCTATCCTCGGTAGTGCTAATACTGCTGGATACATCAACTCGTTTACAAGCAGCTTTGGCAAATGGGATAAGAAAACGTACTATTTGAAAAACGGCTTCGTGTTCCTGCCTGGATATAAAATTACAGGTGTAAGCGATGCAGGTGGAGATGTGAATATCGGAACTCTTCCGAATAATATCCGCCCAGCATACAATCAAACAACTGTCCTCAGCTCTGGTGGTGAAGCCGTTGGGTATGTCACCTACCAAACTGATGGCGTTATCCTAATGACACACAGTGCTCGTGATGCTACCACCCGTTCCTATTTCAACATCGGGCCTGCTTTTTGGCCTATCTACGGCGTCCGTTAGGAGCACTCATGGCAACCATGCGAGGAATCGACGTATCCTCCCACCAGGGAAAGATCGACCCCACGAAGCTCTCACAGGTGGAGTTCTGCATCACCAAGGCCACGGAGGGGCGAACCTATGTGAACCCCGAGTGCGACCGAGTGGTGCAGCTGTGCCGCAAGGCCGGACTCCCCTGGGGGTTCTACCACTACGCGCGGAGCAACGACGCGGTTTCGGAGGCGGACTTCTTCGT